AAAACAACCTATACTCTGGGATCCCACCGATGCCGGAATTTGATTTAACAATGGAGCAACAGTTTAAGCTTAGAAGACTTGAAGATTTACTACCTGAAGCAGATAAAAAAGATATTATTACCCTTTTTATGGCATTACAAAAGCAATGCTTTGTTTTAGGTAATAACATGACAAATTTATTGAAAAAATGGCCCATTCACCAGAACACTACGGAAACAACTGGAAAGTAGGAGACTTCATAGTTGATCAGAACCTTAGCTTCTTCCAAGCCAACGCTGTCAAATACATCTGCCGTTGTGAATATAAAGGAGACAAAGTAAAAGACCTAACCAAAGCAATCCACTACTTACAACATGAACTCGAAACCACTATTTATGAATCAGAGCTTACTGGACCAAGCAGAGGAATTCCGAGCAGCTTACAATCTTTTGACGAGTGTGGAAGTGAGAGGGATCCAGAAATGTTTGATCGATGAGGAATGGAGTGAGTTCCATGAGGCTTATCACCACAAAGATGAAGCTGAACAGCTGAATGAACTCGCTGATCTTGTTTATGTCTGCTTCCAATATGCTGCATCCCAAGAATGGGATCTAGATGAGGCTATGAGACGTGTTCATAGAGCAAACATGTCAAAGCTAGGGGAAGACGGTAAGCCTATCTACAGAGGCGATGGAAAGGTTCTGAAGGGACCGAACTTTAAGAAAGCAACCTTTGAAGATTTGGTATGACACACCCACTGACTGACAAATTGTTAACACAATTTGGAATACCTGATGACCGATGCGTTGAGGGAGAAAGAGTCTTTTTTGACGATGACATGCGAGCTGCTGCTGATTGGCAGTTGGAGCAAGTGATTGAATGGCTTAAGTCACAAGAGGATTATCCAGGCACTCTTTACTATGAGCTTCCAACTTTAGACTGTGAATCTATTGAATGTTCTTTGAGACACGCAATGCGCCCAACACAAACAACTAATAAAAAATAAACAATGACAAGTTTAATCTCCCGCACTGGTCGGGTTCAATCTTGGATGGACGACCCAACAGGACGTCTGCCTGTCAGCTGCACAGTCTTTGTAGTTGAAAATGAAATGGAAGGTCCGAATGGGATCGAGGCCAGCTGGAAGTTTGCTAGCCATGCACTGAGATATGGAGCCGGTTGTGCTATCCACCTATCTGATCTTGACCCTAAGGGTTATGTCAGGGAGTCAGGTGTGGTTGCATCTGGCCCTATCTCCTTTGGTAAAATCTACAGCACACTAAATGAAATCCTCCGACGTGGTGGGATTTACAAGAATGGAGCTATTGTTCTGCATCTTGATTTATCCCACGCTGATTCACTTGAGTTTGTTACTACTGACCGATCCGAACTACCTTGGGTCAAACGATGCATCAACATCACCGAAGAGTGGTGGGAGAATTGTACGTTTAAGGAACAAGTCTTACACGCTATTAAGTCAGGTGACGTCTGGCTAAATAAAGTACGATACGACAACGAAGGTAACAGAATTTATGGAAACGTCTGTCTTGAGGTATACCTGCCCTCACGAGGAACGTGCCTCTTACAACATGTCAATCTCTCTGCCTGCGAGTACGACGACATCCCCCGTGCTTTTGTTGAAGGCATGTCCGAATTGTGCGACCTCCATAGTAAAACAGGTGTGGGAGCAACTGGAGAATACCTATCCCCCGAAGTCGATAGACAAGTTGGACTTGGAATGCTGGGCTTGGCCAATCTCCTCAGACGTTACGGAGTCACCTACGAACAATTTGGAAGAGCGTTAGATCAATATAACAATAATGAAACTATTCGATCTGCCGCTTATGAACTTGTCTCTCAATTTGCTTCAGGAATTAACCAAGCAGCCTCAATTGCTCGCGAACATAATATGGTTCGAGCCTTTGCTATCGCTCCAACCGCCAGTTGCAGTTATAGAAGCTTGGATCTGGATGGCTATACTAGCACACCAGAAATCGCTCCACCTATCTCGCAGACAGTCGATCGCGACAGCGGTACTTTCGGAGTACAAACTTACAACTATGGTGATGTAGAAATTGCTAGTGAAGTAGGTTGGAAAAATTATAAAAGAGTTTCTGATGGCATCATGACGATGTTGTCTCGCACAGGGCTTCTTCACGGATATAGTTTTAACTCTTGGAGTGATACTGTAACCTATGATAATGAATTCATTGAAGAGTGGCTACGGTCCCCACAAACATCTCTCTATTATAGCTTGCAAGTAATGGGAGATACTCAAGATAAATCTGATGCTTATGCTGCTTTAAAAGATACAGACATTGATGATTACTTGAGTGACTTATTTTATGAATCAAATCTTACATGTGATTGCCAAGAATGAACCCTTACGAAAAACTACTAAACAGAAAAAGAAAATGGACACCAGTCCAAACAACTGCCGGATTATGCAAGGTAGGGGCGGAAGAGACGGTACACCGTGCTCTTGCCTTGCGACATATGGAACTACCTGTGGGAGATTTTATTAATGAAGCACTTAAGCGAGAAACACCTGAGAATGCTCGCACGTTACTACGATCCAACGTTAAGGACGAAGAAAATCACGACGTGGCGCTCGGCTATATCGCGAATAGTTATGGTGTTGATGAGAAAGCTGAAGCTGAAGCATTAAAACTTAGGGATGCTTGGACAGCTCATCCTGATCATACGATCCTTAAAGCGATGGTTGCCGAACGTGCAATCTTCTTTGTTTTACTACCATTCTTTCGTTTTAATGGTGATGCTGGAATGCGTACAGTATCCGCTGACATAAGTAGAGATGAACAAATTCACGTTGCTACCAATAGCCTTGTTTGTAGGGAGCTGGGGCTTAATATCAGTCCTAGTCTTGATAAACTCCGTAAGGCAACTATCAATTGGGTAATGCAACCACTAGGTATTAATACTACCGATAAATATTTAGACAAAAATTTTTGGCTTGATTCTAGTGATCGTTTAATGTATGAGGGTAAAGCCCCAGAACTTTCGGCAACTAAATCAGCTAGAATGCCAGCTTTCTTTGAGCATAGTAATGTCAATCTCCCCCAATACGCTTGAAGTCTTAGGGATGAATTCCCGTGGACTTATAGCAGCCTTAGAACAATCATTCCCACCAACTAATCCTAACCCTGAAGATACAATGAATAAGATTATGTACAGGTCCGGCCAACGAAGTGTTGTTGAGTGGGTCATTAATTATATGGAGGAAAATTAATTATGATTACTTTACAACAATTTTTGGGATATAATAGTCCCGAGCTTGAAGCTAGAAAAAAGCTTTATGAAGAAGGCAAAGCAACAAGAGTAATCACTGGATATAGAACGCAACGGATTGGCCCAGACGGCAGTAAAAAAGTACCTGTTTACGATTACGTACCAAACCAACCTGCAGCTCCTGCACCTGCACCACCTCCACCTCCACCTGCACCTGCACCTAGCCCTCCAGTTACACTAACCCCTGAAATCAGCCAAGCTTCAAAAGACTATCGAGCTGAGACTCAAGCATTAGCAGATCAAACTGCACAGCAAATAGCTGATTTTAATGCCAGCCAAGATGCAGCTGATAAATCAAAAGCTATTGCAGCTGCCAACCAATCTCGATCTGGTACAACAGCTAAATTACAAATCCAACCTGCTTCTCAAACTGAAAAAAGGGGAGGTACAAGTTCATTTAAAAGACGTAAGAAAAACCAACCAGTGGCGAAGCTTATGTCCGGTATTAGCGGAATGGTAAACATCTAATGACTGCAAAGACACGTTATGATAGATTGTCTTCAGACCGTTCACAGTTCTTAAACACTGCTAGACAAGCTGCAGATCTAACACTACCTTATCTTATCCGCGAGGATGAGAGTTATTCTAAGGGTTCAATTAACCTTAAAACACCGTGGCAATCACAAGGAGCTAAAGGTGTGGTAACACTTGCAAGTAAATTAATGCTTGCATTACTACCACCACAAACTAGTTTCTTTAAACTACAGGTTAATGATATTAATTTACCAGAAGAATTGGGTCCAGAAATTAGATCAGAAATGGACTTGTCATTTGCTAAGATTGAACGAACCATCATGGAATCTATTGCAGCTTCCAGTGATCGTGTTGTAGTTCATCAAGCATTAAAGCATCTTGTAGTAGCTGGCAATGCTCTT